GTTTTCTTCTTGAGTGCGAGAAGATTCATACATTTCCCAATTTTTACCCTTTAAACGTTTACCAGTTTTATCAGCACCTCTTGATTTTGATTTTAACCATAAAACACCATAGCGGTCTGCTTTTTTACCATAACATTCTTCATAACATTTACCATAAATAGCAGTTTGAAGATCATATGTTGTTTGTAGATGGTTTGATGTTTTAAAATCAATAATCCAAAGTTCGGTTTTACCATCAATTTCAATTTCACATACCATATCACAAGTACCTGCTACTTTTAATTCATCAGAAAATAAATGTACTTCAGTTTCAATTAATGTTGGGTTATATTCTTCCCAAAAATCTACAAAACGTAAAAACATTTGCCATACATCTGGATTATACATAGGTATTCCATTAACTAGGAAATTTAATTCTTTACCGTTTAAATAATCTTCAATCATTTCATGTACTTGTGTACCTTCTTCCCCAGCTTTTCTTACAATATATTCAGCAGAATATCCTACTTTTTTTAACCAATCTTCAAAAAATTTACCTTTAGGATAAGTACCTAAAACATATGTAATTGAAGGATAATACTCACCATTACGTCTATAATAACGTGAATCTGGTAAAGTAATTTGTTTTGAATCTGCAGAGATTTCTAATATCCTATTGTAGGATTTTTTAATATTTCTTTTACTCATATTAATGATAATTTTTTCTCCATTAAGGCGTATTGAGTGAGTGGAGATGACTTTTGAATTAAATTTGTGAATTGAGTAAAACCCATTTCACTAGGATCTTTTCCTTCAAGTTCAACAAGATGAACTTCCTTACCTTCATTCATAAACTTTTCAGCGAATTTAATTGATTTTTTTAACGCGTCATTGTCTAATGCTATGTATATTTTTTCTACTGTTGATGTTACTATTTTTTTCATTAGGTTAGACTGTATATTGTTGCCTAATAACGGAATAGCATTTCTTTTAATAGCTATAGCGTCAAAGGGTCCTTCACATAGTACTAACGGTAATTTCCAATTTATAAACAATTCAAATGGTATAATATCACGTGATGTTTCTGGATTGCGGTATTTTACATATGGTTCTTTCTCAAATGAACGACCTGTAAAGTAATTTAAATTACCTTGTCCATCATAAGAAGGAATAATAACCATATTTTGGTATCTGCCTGATGTACAATACCCAATATTATATTTATCTATATCATCTTGAGTAATACCTCTAGATTTTAAATAAGATAAAGCTGTTCTACCTTCAATGTTAGATGTAGTTATATCTTTAAATAGTTGGAGTTCTTCTGGGAGTTTTAAATTTTTGTGAGTAACAACTACATTTCTTTCAGTTTCATTACCTATTAACTTATATAATTCAGTAAACTTTTCAGGTGTTGCTTTAATTTGTTTAAATAAAGAAGATATTCTAGTGCCCTTTTTATTACAAACCCAACAATGCCATGGATTATATCCTTTTTTATTTTCTGAAAAATTAATTTCTAATTTAGGTTTATGATGGTTGCAAAAAGGACACGTATGAGCTTGATTACCCCTAGCTGTTCTCTTTCCAGTTCCTAATACAGAATTAACTAAATTAATAAGTAGTTCATTTACCATAGGTAATAATATACATAACTAATTTCAGACATCAACGCTTAGTCGAAATCCTTAGTAAAAAACTTTCCTAAAATATTATCATTCCAAAACTCATCAGGCTTTTCCAGGGTTTGGTAAATAAATAAATATTTTGTTTCGTAATATGTTAACAATTTTTTGGTAGGACAAGTTTTAATAATCCATTTTTCCCAATTTTCTTCAGGTTCTGTTTTAACTAATTCCATTAGTTCTTTATTTGATCCCCAATAAGTTTTCCAATCAGATTCTTTAATTGCTAGTTTATAAGAGGGTCTACGCCCTACAACACCTTCATATTGTTTTAAATCTTTTTTTCCCATTTTTACCTTACGAGTAAAATATAGAATTTTTTTACCTATATAAGATTTTCCTGTAGGTAGATGAGTTATTTTATAAACAAATCCATAAGTATCATCAGGAAATTGAGAAATGTCTGTGACATCCTGCTCTTGATGTTGCCAGTTTATCATACGTCGAAATTTACTATAACGGTGGTATCTGTGAATTGTGAAACTGGTAAAGGAAATGATAATTTCCCTACAGCTACTAATTCTTTAGCCCCGTTATATAAACCTACACAAGTTATGTAAGGTTCAAAAAATGAAGCTGTTGCAAAAGGATAATAAGAATTATTAGCAGCTCCTTCTATTGATTGTGTTAATAATGTTGGGTTAGTTGAAGATCCAAATTCATTTTCAGAAATTGTACATTTATATTGTTGTTCATATATAGTAAGTGATGAACTAAAATTAATATGTGTTTGGTTAAGTGAATTGGGATTAAATTGGATTAAATTTCCTAATTTTTCACAACTATGAGTTGTAAAAACTGCAATACCATGTGAGTAAAATATTTGACCTACTACCGTACTATCTGAACCACTAATAACATTACCCTCCCCATCATCTGATAAGAAAAGAGGAGCACCTCCATTTACAAGAGAAGATCCTGTATATGTAAATTCAAAAGTATATGGAATTATTTTTTCTCCATATAAATAAGTTGGTATTGATATAGTAGTTATTTCATTTCCACTTCCAGTTGGAAAATATCTTTGTTGAAGTAAGGTTGATTGGAGGTAATTATCATATAAAGTACCATTTACTGGACCTTGTAAAACATCATCTTCTCGAGTTACTCCTGGGATTATACTACCAGTATTGGCAAAATCTCCTATACTTGAAGTTAAATAATTTTTATAATAGAGTTGTTTAGCACTATTATATACTGAATTTCTAGATGATGAATATTCAAATCCAGATTGGATGTTTGCAGATGATGTATAATGGACATTTCTACCGCTGTAAATGTTAATCCCATTTTCAGATCCAGTAATAGCCCCTCCCGTAAAAGAGAATCCTTTATCTGCTATAAATGATGTTATTGTAACATCTTTGGTTGTGAATTGTTTCCAAGCACTCATTCATTAGAAGTCTAACTTGATTCTTACAAGTAATTCTTTTGTAAAGTCTTTTAATAATGGTCTAGATAGTTTTGCTACTGCTACTAATTCTTGATTATCATTATATAAACCTACTGTAGTAATATATACTTGTGGATCGTTAATAAATGAATCATATAATACAGCTCCATCTGAACCTGATATAAATGATGGGTTTGTTGAATAATTAAAGTTTTGACTTCTTGCTCTACAGAATATAAAATCAGATGATAATTGTTCATTTGAATTTAAAGTCCATCCTGGGGATGTTGATGCTAGCCCCCCTTTATTTAAAGAAGTATATAGTTTTTCAGGATTATTTTCTTCAGTATTTGAATTTCTACCAATCCCTAAATTTACACCACCATCAAGAAATCTACCATCTAATGCTTCTCCGTTCAATAATAATGTACCAATATCAGGTAAGAACCAACCATATGATCCTGAGTTTTCAGACCAACCATTATCATTAACATCTGTGTTAACATTACCTGCTGATCCCGTTACTAAATTATAAACTCTTCCTGCTTCTGAAAATTGAGCAGCTCCACCTAATTTACTATCATCTGTAAGGTATAAAGTTTCATCAGATCCAGATATAGCTAATGTCATAACTCCTGGAAGTAATTGTTCTTTATATCCTGATCTCTCTACAGGTAGGGCATAAAAATACGATGATGATTGGTTACCAAATACAAAATTAGATTCTTCATCTCCTAAAATTAATGATCTATATTGACCATAATTAGTTCTTGTTGGGGATAAACCATCTACATTTGGGTTGTATAATAAACTACCACTACCATCTGCATCACAATAAGCAATGGCAAATTGTACAGATCCTGTGGTTTCTTCTTCAAAATAAATATTGTAATAGAATTGACCTGTTGCACTATTAACTTGTATTGATGAAGTAAAATATTCAGTTATAGTAGGTGTATTATTTAACCATACAGTACTTGTTACATTCTCAGTACTAATTAATAAATCTCCTTGATCTAAAGGGGAAAACGTTGATATGTTATCTGAATTTGTATTTGCTAATGCCATGTCTTTTTAATTATGTTCTTGTAATTTGAATTGGAACTTGAATTCTTGCTCCTGAATCTCTACCAATTACTGTTAATGTACTATATAAAGTATTTGCTGTATTTCCACCTTGACCATATAATGTGTTAACTCCAGTGGCTGTTAATACACAACTAGATCCAATTACAGTTCTGGATACATTAGTACCATTTGTTTGCATTGAAACATCATTTAACCTTTGTGCATCTTCAGTTGCTATCCCTTGACCTACAACTCCATTAGTAGAAGCAAATTGTCTTACATCACTTACTGTAAATAAGTAACCTGAAGATTCTTGTACTGAATTATTACCTAAATAATTTAAAGTTTGTGGTGTAACAGTAAATGTTGAAGTTTGTTTCATTTTTATAACAGAAACACCAGCGGTAACTACAGGCATTTTAGCTGTATCTCTTGGTAGAGTTACTAACTTATACTTCATCATTTGAGTTTCATCTGGGAATGCTTCTAATAGGGGCATGTTTTGAATAGCTTCACCATAAAAAGCTGAACCTGATGGGTTGTTAGGGTTGTATAAAGTATAGTCGATTTCATCATCTGATAAAGCAAATGATTGAATATTAAAAGAACCATCACCCTTTGCTAAGAGTTCTCTTCCTTTTGTAGTTAGGATAGCATCAACTGTTACTACCTGATTATTTAAATATCCCATGTTTGTATTATTTTATTTATAAATATATGAATTTTTTATTTTTATTCCAAGTTATTTTAGTTTTCAGGTGCTCTTCTAGTATCATTATCTTCATCAGCTCTAAATACATTTTTAGCACTTAAATTATTTATTATAGATTGTACATTTCTTTTTTGTTGGTCTGAAAAATCATCAGGAATTAAATACCCTGAAGGGGATAATGTTTTAATACCTTCTGACCCAGTAGGTGAAGATTGATAAACAATTACTCTATCATCAGCTTGAACTCTTTTTCTAAGTGTAAAACCATATATTTTCCCATCAGGAATTGGGAGATCAAGAGTTCTTGGATCAGGATTAACTATTAGTTTATCGTAATTAAACCGTGATTGTGTAACTGCATAAAATGCAAATAAATAAACTGGGTCTGCGCTAATTGTAAAAATTGATGAAGAAATTAAATTTCCTTCGCCATCAGGAACATTAACATTATTTTCATAATCTGTATTAGGACTATCATCAATTATGGTAAAATCTTGAGTAACAAAATTAGGAGTTTCTAAAGAATTTGGATTTGAATTATAAATAACTCTGATTTCATCCCCTTTTTGGAAATGTGTAGGTTGGTTGAAATTTTCATAAGTTGTAATTCCCCCTAAACTACCTGAGTCTATATTTGTATTAATACCTGATAGATTATAATTTTGAGTAAAATAATTAGTAATGTTAGATGTAAAATTTTGTGGTAATCTTTGATTTGTAGATAAGGCAGAAGGTTGTATATTAGGTAACCCAGGAAGTGGTGCATTGTTAAATTGATCATACGATCCTGTAGAAAATATACTTCTAGAAACATAATTGTTGTAATTATTTATTAAACTAAGTCCATTCCCAATCCCAATTAAATGTCCTGATACATTAGTCCCATTTACTACCCCAGCACTAGAAGAAATATATCCTTCTCCTCCTCTTATATATAAAGCAGGTTCTATACTAGATGTTAAAAAATTAAATGAAGATCCTGAAGGGTAACCTGGTATATTTAAAAATGTAGTATCTTTTAAATAGTAGGAGGATGTTGTAGGAGATTGGATATTACTAGTTGTAAAACCCTTAAGTTCTGCCCAAATTGCATTATTATAACTCATAGTAGGAGCATAAGTTGTTGGGTTTATTTGACCTGTTCCTTTTACTTGATATTCTAAACCTCCTTGATATATTTTATTACTACCTATTGGTAAAGAAGTATAGTTAATAGCTATTGATCCTGACTTTTTAACTTTACCTTGGTTGTATGCTATTAATGCTTTTCTATCAACCTCAAAAGTACTTTTAACATCCGTTAAATTATCATTACTACCATCAATTTTTATAGTTACTGGGGATTGAGGTGCTTTATTACCTGTTATATCTTCTAAAGGACATTCAATTAATTGATCAATTCTAAAAGTGTAAGTATCATATAATTCTTCATTTTCTTTTGATGTTTTAAAATGAGCAAAATAAATAGGATGTTTTGAAATTGTTCCTACAGATGAATTTATAGATTTCATAGTACCCTTTGAACTATCTCCCCCCCAAACACTAGTTGTTACTGGGACGCTATTGGATGCTTTATTATGAACTAATACACTATTAGCATAAAAATTGTGATTAGGTTCTACACTTAGTAAATTATATACAGTAGTAGTTTCATTTATTGTTTTTATTGATGATATAGTTGTTTGGGTGTTATAACTAGTTTTACAAATATCACCTACAACTAAGTTACTAGCAGTAACCCAATCCTTTCCTTCAACATAAAATGGATGTTCTGATGTGGTATTAATAATATTTCCATCATCAAAAGTTAATTTAATAATAGATTCTACTTCTCTTATTTGTAAGTCTCCTACTAATCCACTTTCAATATTTCCACTATTTTCATTATATGTTGCTATAGCTTCACCAACTTTTATATCTTCTATATTTTTAGTATTATTGTATATTTTATTATTGAAAATATAAACTATAGTAGTTATTTGTGTTCCCGCTATAAAACAATTAAATGCATGGGCTTGGTTGGATCCTGAAAATATACTTCCACTAATCTTTCCATTTAAATATTCAATTTGACTTCCAGATGGGGTGAATGTGTTATAATTTGCACTTTGTAATTTACTTCCAACATATCTAGGAATAATAGATGTTTTTTGAGTATAAAAACTATCAGGAACGTCTGCTTTTATAGCCGATCCTGAGATGATTGGTATGATATTTGAAGGTACTCCTGATGATCCTGTTGATGAACCTCCTTCATACTCTACTACTTGTAAATAAGTATTTGGTCTACTTTGAGTAACATTATTAATTAAGGCATTATATGGAGTATTATAAAAATCTTCAAATGGAGGTAATTGTGGGTCAAAATTCACATACTGTAAGGGTTGAGGTCCACTAGGTATCCACAAAGGAAATACTGATCCACTTAATAATCTTGAATTATTAGGATCATAAGAATATCCTATAGATTTATAATTTGTGTTAATTTTATCATCAATAGAAATTACACCCTCTATACTATTTAGATTTTGTCTAAACAAATTACCAGGTAGACCATAATAATCTTCTGTTGCTGGGGTTCCAAAACTTGGTGTAGATGTAATATCAAAATCAAAATTGGGTAAGTTAGCTATTGTATTTTGATTATCAATAAGATTTCCAAATTGATCATAATTCTTTCTATTAAAAAGTAAACCATAAGGAACCCAATAACCACTATCACCTAACGATCCAGACCAAGTTGTACCTTGGACAAATAAACTACCACTTCCATATCCAAACCCATAAGCTTTGTTTTGTTGGGTTGTTAACCAACCACCATTTCCAAATTGTGTTGGAGTTGTATCAGGGGCATTAAAAGCTAAATCATTATTAGATACATAAATTGACATTGTAACAGCATCTGTTGTGTTGAGGGATGCTGATACGTTTACAGAATTATTAAATCTTACAGGTCTTTGACCGTTAGTTGAACCATTAGGCATCAAATATTGGAGGAAGTTAAAATCTACACCTGCACCTCTATTTTGAAGAGTTATAGATTCTCTATTTCCTAATAAAGAGGAAAGTATAATATTACTTTCTAACCCCCCAGCTAATCCTGAAGTGTCAAAATCTAATGATGGGTTAATAATAAAACCTGAACCTGAAATATTAAATTTAAAGTAAGGACCTATATTATTATATTCATATGCAGGATAATTAGCTGTACTAGCATAAAGTCCTCCATCAAATCCACTTGCTGATACTGGAGGAAGTGGATAATCTGAAATTCCTCCTATATACCCATTATTACTATTAAATCCAAATAAATCTCTTAGTTCATTTGTTGCATTTATAAGTAATTCATCATTTATTCTATAAGTTATAGGAGGTAGTAATATACTATAAATGAAAAAATTTTGAAAATCAATTTGAGATTGTTTTAAGAATATAGCTGCTTTGCCAAATTTTTCAGTAAGTGGTAAATTACTTATATCAATTAACCAATCTTCTATATTGTTATCAATTTGATCTGGATCAAATGAAGCTGGGTATGAAAAAACATTTGTGTGTAATGAAAATGATGGGTAGGTAGTAATCAATGTATTTAAACCAGAAGAAAAAGTTCCTCTACTCTGGGTTACACCCATCACATAACTAGTATCTAAAACTTGTGAAGGTGCGAATGGATTATCTAGTAATGATTGAGTTGTAACTGTTAAATTACTACCACTAAATTCACCATTATAAAATTCTTCTTGTGATTTATGTATTTTAAAAATACTACCAGATACTGTATCATTTCTTTCAATCCAAGATTGAGTTACATATGGGTTTAATATGGTAGATTTACCAACACCATTTACCTTAATATCTTCTATGTATGGCTGGATTACTAAATTTCTTATTTTAGTAGGAGTTGGTAGACCGTTTAAAACATTTACACCTCTTATCCAAAAAGAAATATCTTCTCCAGGAAGCATTTCATAAAAAGATGTAGTTGCTATTGTTGTAGGTATTGGAGATAAAGAAGCAGAGGATATTATATCCGATCCAAGTTCACCCCTAAGTGATGAAGATACTAAAAACTGAAATCCAGTAGATGGGTTGAGAAAGTCCGGTTCATTTTGTGCTTGAAATTGGAATCTTGTTTTTAATGGAGTTGTTAATTTAATCCCACTATTGAATCCTGAACCAAAATCAGATATTTCTATACCTGATATTCCATTATAAGCACCAAAATTCCTAGCAAGATTTTGATAAGATGCAGGAAGTATTGTTGAAAAAGCTAATTGTGTATTACCATAAAACCAACCAGACTGTGTTACTTCTCCATTGTAAATATCTAAAACACCTCCAGTACCACCTTCTATGGTGCCTATATCCATACTTCCTGTAATTTCTAAGTTTCTATATGAAATAGGACT